CTAGGTTCTTCAAACGTTCCAAAGGCAGAATTGGATGATAACAGGCCATAGAATCTAATGTGCCACGCTCTCCATTACTGGTAAATATGCCCGACTCAGAAGCCGCCCATGAGCCACATCTCATCTGCGGATATGGACCAACAAAGTTAGTCCAGTTATCAACGAACCCTATTGACCTCTCTTTTTTCTGCTCCTGCTTCATCTGCTTTTCAACTTTATTGAATGCTGCCAGTATAGTCTTCAAATGAGTTTTTGCACCACTACCGACTTGTCCGGCACGCTCATCCAGAGCAACTGTTAGAATAGCCCGCTTAATAGGATCCGTTTCATTAAACAAGGCAGTCAGTGTTTCTTCCGACAATATCTGTTCCTTATCCATTTTTTCAATCATTTCCTTTGTCAGTTTTGCACTCACCTTTATCACCTCGTTTCATTTATGGTTTCATGCACATATAATTGCTTTTGCAGAGCATTATAATTCTCACACCATGCATCTGACAGCGGAGCATTATGTTCTACTCCCCACCGATATGCATTGATTAGAGCATTATTTAACTCTCTCTTATCTTTTTGCTTCTGTTCTTCCCGCTGCCGTTCCTGCTTTCTTTTCTTTGCACGATATACGGCGAGATTTGACTCAAAGGTTGGCTTTTCATAAATACCTCCAAGAATCTGGAATGCCTCCTTGAATCCAACATTTTCCATGCGTTGCACAAAGGAAAAAATATCCCCATGTGCACCACAGGAAAAACAATGAAAATCGTCTTTGTAAATTTTTAAAGAGGGGCTATTGTCCCCTGTATGAAAAGGGCACCGGATGAACCCTGCTCTGTTTGTTTTGAGATTGTACCGCTGAAGGATATCTGCCATATGATATTTATCTTTAATCTGCTCTCTCGTCACAGCTTAATATCTCCAATATCTTTTCTCCAGTTTCCTTTTTCTCGCAAAACTCAAAACGAACATTATAACGGTCTCTGATTGTACATAAAGATTTGTACAACTGTTTGCCATCTACGGCCTTGGCAGAATCCACATACTTCACTCGCTGTCCATTGACAGTACGCCATTTAACC